GTTCTGCAGAGTCATGGAGCGATCTTCCCATTTCCGCTCATTTCTCTGTACGGTTCTGTACTCAAAGTCCGGCTTTCCTAGGCCGACGGAGACTCATCTCCGCCGTGCCGAGAGGACGACGTTCGTGTCTCTGACCACACCTGAATTGCTGAATCTGGAGATTCCGGACAGCAAGTGGGGTCGCCCTCGGGCGATCTCTATGGTTAAGTGGTCGGACGCCGAAAAGACCGCGAACAACTTCCTGCCAATGTACTTGACCCGCGATGTGTTTGACGCGCAATTGCGTCGAACTATTCGCGAGGTCTACGGTGGTGTCAAATATAGTGATGTGGAGAGGCTCAACCCGCTCTTTCCTTCCACTTCCTCGAATTATAACAACTCGAGGAGTGCACTTGGCACCGTGGGTACGATCTTGGATCACCCCACCCTACTTGAGGGCCTCCACTCTAGTGAGCCTCTCATTCTCTCTCAGCTTCCCGGCTCGGGACGGACTCTTCGGATGGTCATCAATGACATCCCCCTCCGTTCCCGATATCTCGATCTCTATACACGCGCGTGTGAACTGGCAGTGGCTGAACCGCCCATTGCCGTTCCCTTGGCCCTCCCTGAGGCCTTGAAAACACGTGTTATCTCGAAAGGTCCCCCACTTACCTATTTCGTCCTCAAGCCTCTCCAGAAATTCCTCTGGAGGACTCTCGCAAAACACCCAGCTTTCTGGTTGGTCGGCACCCCTGTCACAGCAGATATGATCCAAACCCGTATGGGAGCTAAGCTCCATACTGGTGATGATTTCATTTCCATTGATTATAAGGATGCAACCAATCTCATTAAGTCTTGGGTCTCCGAGATTTTGGCTGACGAGACGGCCACGGTGATCGACCTCTCTGCTGATGAACGTATGCTTCTGCTACGTTCCCTTACGGGGCATCTCATGGAGGACCCAGACACCGGCGCGCTCAAGCCGCAGGTTAATGGTCAACTCATGGGATCAGTCACGTCCTTCCCTTTCCTTTGTCTTGCGAACGCCACCATTTGCCGTATGGCCTATGAGTTTTCGCGAGGAAGGAACCTGCTACTCCGCGATCTACCTCTAATGATCAATGGGGATGACGGCCTTTTAAAGGGTCCGCCGATTCTCTATGACTTTTGGAAGAAGATTTCTGGTTTCGCTGGTCTCCTGCCCTCAACTGGGAAGGTTTATCGTTCTCCCACCTACCTTAATATCAACTCCACATCCTTCTTGTATCATACAGAAGGTTGGGAGGGGTACACAGATTCTGTGTTCCCTTTCACAGGCAGTTTGAGATTCCGTCACTTTTCCCTGATACCCTACGTCAATGTGGGTCTCCTCAAAGGATTAAAACGGTCAGGTCTTTCGGTGGGCGTCGATGATATTGGACACCCCTTCAATCCGCTTTCTGCTCGGATTGGCCAGCTTCTCGAGAGTTCTCCCCCTCATCTACGAGATCGAGTCTATCAGCTATTCTTGAAGGAACATTGGTCGATGCTCTCGACCTGTGGCATTCCCTGGTTCTTACCAACCCACCTCGGTGGGGTCGGGTTACCCCCGAGACCAGACCTCGGACGTGAACCATCTCGGACGGACCTGCGTCTTGCACGCTTGATCCATGATCATCCGGATGTGTATCCCCTTCCGCACCTCAAAGGTGTGAAGTTGTGGGTCACGTACGACTATGCCCTTAAACGCATCAAATCTTTCCCTTTGAGTTATCCATCTGTTCTGAACATGGAATACTCTTCGGGTCCTGCGTCTGTTCCTTCCGAGGTGATATCCTTCGGTGATTCATTCGGTACTTCCTACCGACAGGAGCTAAAGCCCCCTCGGGCCAAAGCCCATGATTTCACCAACGTCACCTCTCTCCTCGGCAAACTGTGTATTGAAGCCCTCTTCACCCAAACGGGTGAGGAGCTCGCTCCCTTGCTTTCTGGTAGCAAGGAACTCCGTGATGGGCGGCTCAAAGCCGCCCGTGAGAACATCACGGGTTACACAAACCGTCTTCGCAATCTCTGGCGCCGTGCTCTCAAAGATCGCAAGTACCCCGAGCCCTACTCTCTAGCTAACCTCCCTAGCCGGGACTCATCAATCACTTCCCTCACAGGGATGTTGGACGTCTATTCTCATAACTTGACTGTCTAACATCCCAATACCCGACTCGATGAAAATCGGGGTCACATTGTAACAGATTCGGTAGCCGTTTGGCTGCCTCCCCTCCTCCTGCGCATAGCTTACAACCCTATGCGTCTCTCAGCTCTTACTGCCTGACTAGCAGTGTAGACGAGAGATAGTGGATGGGGGAACTGCCCGGGTCCGTCTCCAGCTCGTTCTCTACCTCGAGACTGGTAAAC